GCTAATGGCATTGTAGGCCGTCTGGGACGATTCCTCGATCTTGTCCAACTTCACAGACACATTGGTAGCTTGCTCTTTGGCCTGCACCATAGCCTGCTGAATGTTATCGGACTCCTTGTAAAGCGAGTTCTGATACTTGCCGACCGAGGATGACTTACAGCCAACCGCAATAACGGCAAGGACAATACACAGAATATTTACAAATTTATTCATATTACCTTTCTATCAGATGGCAATAGGATTGCCGCCACGACTGGCCAAGATTTGAATAGCTCCAGGATTGTTTCCATCAACAGTGCCGGATACTTGACTGTAGTTTCTAAATACCATTGTTTTATATCTAGTAGCAACATCACTATCCATATGTCGAATTATAACCCAAACTCGGTATGATCCACCTTGTTCAATGTATAATGATCCTTTAGGATATGTCCAAGTCCAGCTACCGCTATCTGGATAAGCAATAGCTACCTGTCCGGGATTACTGCTACTTGCATTCTTTTTACCGATTTGTATTGGTTCATCAAAATAATATTGACGTACTTTAATTCCTGGAGCATCGGTAATGGTGACAGGACTTTCATTTACCACATCGTAAGTTTCAAATCCATTGCATTCTTCAAGAATAAGTTTATCAAATATATAGTAATATTGAGTTGAAGAAAGTTCAACAACTAGGTTTTGTTGGTTAGGAACATTTGCTGCACCTTGTTTTTTAGCAAAGACACCTGCAAGAATCAAACGAATAGATCTCGGAAAGAATCCAAGTTTTGCCAAACAGTTGCTGTCATCTAAAATCGGCTGCGTTTGATCGAACTCAACCAAACGAGGAACAGTACCAGCAACACTGTCGTTAAGATTTGAGCCAGTCGATGTTCTCGAACCGCCGGATGCGGTGGTTTGATTTGTGTTAAAGTAATAATCAGGAGCAGCACCTGAGCCGTTCGGAGGTTCTCCGTATCGAATTCTATTTGTAATTGACGGCAAACTGGTGTTAATAATGCTGCTGATTTGTCCGTAGTTAACAGCATCAGTACTAGAAGTTCCTGCTTGAACATTGATAATCTTTTGATTATTCATGTTCACACTAAGCGTAGGAACTGCCATCAGATCGAGTCTGTTAGTACGAACTGAAGCATTAAAGCCTCGAATAAAACTAGCATCAATAAGATCAAGTCTTACTGATCCATCTTGATTAATAACAATAAGATTGCCTGCTTCTGCGGGCCAGACCGTGCTGTTGGCTGAGTTATCGTACCGTCGATACTCATCGCCGACAAAGTTCAAATGTTTCTTTTTGATTGCGTTGTTTGCAATCTCATCTGATCCGACACTTCCAAGTTCAGCTTGAACTGCGACTGTTCCAATAAGTTGTCGAACACAAATAGATGATCCAAGCGGAGGTGCAGATGTGAATGTCAACATCTTACTTGTTCCGGTATAGGAATATCTAAACGATGTGCCTTCAAGTCTGTGCCATGTTACTGACAAAGTAATTGTTTGCGTGGTCTCCCAAGATTCAATTTCATCATAGCATTCTTGATATGTACCATAGAATGTTGAAACAGGAGGATTTTGTCCATCACTAGCGGTAACATTAAGTTTGTAGATAACAACAATGCCGGGATAGTTGGCACTGTTTGCACCCAAAATAGCTTCTACTGCTGTCTTTTGACTGGTCAATGGCGCAAGCCAAAATGGATTTTGTGGCATAAATATTCTCTCAATTAGGGCGTATAAATTGTATCACCCGTAGATGCTGTGACGGTATTAGCCGCAATCGCACCGTCTTGCAGGGCGGCTGTGGCTCGTTCCAAAAGTTGACTAAATGGTACACCTTCACCTGGATCAGTGTCACACGGACAAAGTGTAAGACCGTCAATGCTGACAAACAGATTGTTTGCGGTTGTTGACGATGGCGCACCGTTCAAATAGAAATCTACTTGAGATCCGGTTCCATCAAAGCACCACTGATTTGTCGTGGTAACGGTGGCGGTATCAAGTCCGGCAATCAGATTGTTTACTTGATCCAAGGTTGTCCAACCAGATCCTTCAACAGCCGGACCGCAGTTGATACTGGAAATGTTTTCGCCATCCCATCGAGTTTCGGATGGAGTTTTTCTTAATGCTGTATTTGATTCATCAATCGCTTCTTGAGCGATAAACAAAAGTTGATCGCCTTCGAGATCAAGATCGCTTTCGTCAATACCTGCGTTATTAGTCCAATCGACGTAACGATCATCTTTCTTAGTATCTCGTTCGATTGCAACAATATCTCCAGCAGCCATAGCATTGGCAACGAATCCAATAATTGTGATTGTATTCGTTGTGGTGTTAATGGTATAGTCTGTAAGATACGTCAACAACTGTGAGTTCAAATAAACCTTAAGCTGCTGCTCTTCAGGGTCGGCTCCTGCCCCAAGCATTTGAATATTAGAATATACAAATTGCTTTGCTCCTGATTGCCAAACATATTTAATTCTACTGTAAGCCATACTAAAGTCTCCATAAATGGTAACGGGAAAAGATCCCCCAGTAATGTCTTACTGAGGGATCGGAAGCGCAATATCGTTGTCAGTTCGCAGGCTGCAATTCGTTATTTTGTTTACCTACAAACCATTGTGCTGGTCCACCCCATCCTGTAACTTCTCCGACAGACTTCATCCACCAGGAATTGGCAATAGGAGTGAAAGATTCAATCCTATTTGCATCTTTCTCTGAGATTTCTTTATCATCAGAGAATGCTGCCTTTGTCATGTTAGCAATTGATCTAATCAATGCAGTTGTCTGAGAAATCGGATACAGTGAACTTGCCTGTGTGCTTGCGTTACTAGAACCTGAAATCTGATCAAACACAAACATAGGAAGAATATTTGATGTACCGAATACGTTAGATCGTCCGATTGCAAGCATTACTGCCGCAGCGGGGTCTTCTTCCAAGTCCTCAAGAATGTCCTCCAATGGTTCATTGTGATACATTGTACGAAGAGAAATGTTATACAACATTTCACCAACAAGTCCGATAGATACCAGGAAGAGTGCATATGTCAGTTTCTCGTTTGCAAGATGATTCAGCATGATGTTGTTGAACCACGACCGAGCAAACGAAGTAAACATATTCTTCAGTTTGGTTGCGGGATCAAGACCACCAGCGGGAATGTTAACATCCTGTACACCAGGCACAGTGACGTGTTTAGTCAATTCAGTTTCTTTATGAGCAAGAACACGCTCAACGGTGTCTCGGTATTTAGGATTCTTAAGAATTGCATTCTCAAGAATACCGTAATCCAAGGCTCCATTTTCTTTATCAAGCAGACGGCCACCTGCTGCCTTGTCAATCTCTTCTAGTTCTCGAATCGTCTTAGGATCAAGCAGACCAGATTGATTCAGTGTAGCGGCATATGTTGCATCTTCTCCGAAGCCTGCATCGTAAGCCATCTTTCTGAACACCTTTTCTGGTTCAGTTTCCGCTGCCCAGTTATGTTTTTGCATAACTTCTGACAACTTCTTAATTCTGTCCCAGTTACGAATAACTCGAACACTTGCTGAGTGAACGGCAATTCCTGAGATAAACCCTTGCAACAGATCTTCACCAGCTAGACCGCTTGATGCATGATGCAAGAATGCGGCAACTGATTTGGTCTTATTCATTGCACCTGTCGATCCAGCAACAACTCTAGCCGGATTTACAAATGTCTTGTCAAGCCAGTTTCTGTTGATGTGGGTCGCATTTACGGCACTCTGAAGAGTATGTGGCATATGGTTTCGCATCCATATGTATCCTGCCATAATGCCTTTTAATTGATCCTTGGTTGCTCCTGTAAGGATATCCTTTACAATTCGAGCTAGACCTTGCGGTCCGTCCCTAGAGATTACACTAGCCAACAGCATCGGCAATTCAGTTACAGTTCCTGCAAGCGCACTTCTTGCTGATACAGGAACACGGGCAATGCTAGAGGCGATGTCAACAATATCGTCAGTAATGCCTTGCTTTCTTGTGATATCGCTTACAAAGGATTCACGCAAAGCATTGACTTGGTTTGTCAGATACTTGAACGATTCTCCAATCTTCTCTCGGTCAAAGTCAGTCAACTTAGTGTTTGACAACAAGAAGTTTTCAACACCTGACAACAAGTTCTTGATGTCAATATCTCTACGAGATACACCAAGCAACTGTTGAACAAACAAATTTGTTCCTTCTTTTTCTGAGATACGATAGGCAGTACCGCTTGCATACTGAGACAAACCTTCTCCGATACGCCAGTCAACATACTGTGCTACCTCAGGATCAAACCACACACCAACTTCGAGTGATCGAGTCAAAGTTGTATCCGCTTTGACCAAAGCCAAATCGGTGTCAGCCTTTGTTTCAACCATTCCAAGTTTGTTTCGTGCGGCTAACAAAGCTTCACGACGAAGACCTCGGTTATAGATTCCTAATGAATCAGTAGCTGTATCACTGAGAGCTGACAAGTACAATGCCTTATCCGCTGCGTCAAGATCGGCAAACTTTTCAGGAACCTTACCGTACTTGGCCATAAAGCCTGTAGGATCGTACAAACCTGTGGTAGTGTTGAAGGTGTAGAACTGAGGAATTTCAAACACAGTCTTTCTGTGCAACGAGGAATCAGGCTGTGTAAACTTCTTGAGGAAGTATTTATAGAATGCTTCACTCAATCCCACCAGATCTCGGCGATCAGCTCTGATCGTAAAGGTTCCTGAGTAAGCATCGAGTGTTCCTCGGAAGTAACCTGAGGCCAGACCTCTTTGTTCAAATTCTTTGAACAGAACGGACAATGTGTTTGCCACACTGTCGATGGTTCTTGTCAAATTAGGGTCCGACAAACTAGCCATCGGAACATTGTTGATCTTGGCCATCGCATGTCGCATAACCAATTCTTTTGCAGGATCATCCAGATGTTTAGTCGTGTTGTTGAGATCAACAATGATCTTGCTGACCTTCGCAACCACACGGCGTTTTCGTTGTTCCAAACCAGGTCCAACCATCTTGGAGAATCCAAACGAATCCGTGTATAAATTATGCGACGAGATGAGATGGCTGAATCGTGCAATAATAGGAATCTGAGAACCGACCGTAGCCAGCGAACCTTGATCAAAGAGATTGCCCCACTTACGCAGAGTTCTCAATGATTTGTTCTTGGCGTACACAAGCCAATTCTCTTTACCTTCCCCGAACGTACCTTGGTTAGAAGCATTCTTGATAATTTCAGATGTATCCGTAGCATTAAGAACGCTGCCCGGATTGGCTTCAACAACACCCAACTCAATGTCAAGTTTAACAGGAGCAGGGCTTACTCCGGCGATTGCAGGAACATATCGGCTATGCACCTTACGAAGATTCTGCAATGCACGGCGCAAGCGAATTCTGTTTTCTTTGATGGCTTCAAAGTCACCGGACTGATCGAGGGCAATTCTTTCGTCTCGCGCTTTGGTAACTTCATCCATAGCTCGTGCAAAGATCGAAGTCGGATCTTTCATGTTCATGTACTTACTGGCAAACTTTTCAAGCTGTTTATCAGTAGGCTCAGGAATCTTAATTGCATCCACATTGATGTCGATCTTTGGAGTCTTATGAATCTTGATTTCAACAGGACCAATGATGTCTGGAATGACATTAGCATCCTTTCTGATTTTCTCACCTGCAACTCTGAGAGTCTCAAAGTTAGCAGTTGAATCAGGGTTAGCCAACTTACCGAGTGCAGCATCGAGGAACTGATTGCGTGAAAGTTCATCCGTAAACGGATTCTTTTCACCATACAACTGTCCCGCAGTTCCCATGTACACCCAGGTTTTATCCAGCAGTTCCTTTGAAACCTTGAGGTTCATCTTCTTGGCAATATCCATAAACTGTTTATGGACACTATCAACAAAGAAATCTACACCTGTTGCATCAAATCGCGCTAGAATCTGAGATGCGATTCGTACCAACTTAGGATCACTACCGGGAATTCCCAGCTTTGTGTTGTATTCCTTGATGGTTCGTTTAACGGGATCACCGGGTTGTAGTCCATTAGCACCCTTTTTAAGTTGCTTTTTGGCCTCTCTGATTTGCTTCTTGACGTTATGCCACAAGGTAGTTGACCAATACAGGGTCTCTGCTTCGGTCATTCCTGTGGTATCCATAAGCTTTTGAAGCAAGATAGTTCGCTCTTCAAAGTCGGTGGATCGAGCCAGTTGAATTGCTAGACGATCAGCAGGATCGGCAATCGTAAGATTGACAATGCCCGTTCGTTTCTCAGGTCCGATCAATGCCGTATCGATTCCAACAACCTTCGGTTGGAACCTAGGTTTGAGCAACTCATCAAATGTCTTTTTCAAATTAGGGTTGATCTTTGCATCAATATTACCTAACTTGGCGATTTCGTCCACGCTTCCATAGACATCTCGCATCCATCGGTGATAGTTAGAGAAGACTTGAGCCAAACCTTTGTGGCGATATCCTGCAAACTTCCGTGTTGCAAGATACATTTCAAACGCTCGGGCAAACTTTTCTTCCGCTTCAACAGTCCAATTAACATCTTCCGGATCCATGCCTGCCCATGTAGACAGTCGGGCAAGTTGATCTGCAGACAACTCTCTGCGGAAGATATGACCAAGTTCGTGACTCAGTGACACAATGTCTGTTGCATTTTGAAAGCCATACAGAATAGCTCGTCCATTTTCAAATCCAACAGCAGCTTTGGCTTTTCCTGCGGTATCCTTGTTGTAAAGGACTTCTTTGACATCAAGTTTTGTGTCATCCCATACAACCATGTTTCGATACTTTCCGCTCTTTTCATCACCAAAGTACAACATCGCATAGATGTTATTGGATTTAAGTAATTCAGAAATCGGTTTAAGTTCTTTAGTAGAATAGTCTCTAATTAACTTAGTTTTGCTATTTGGAAACGTAGTAAATCCTAAATTATATTTTCCTTTCAACAAGAAATCTGACTCAAATGGATCTGAAGATGAATCAAGCTGTTTGAGTTTAGACTGTATTAGAGCTTTATCGTCAATACCTTTCAAAGAAATCAAATCTCGCATATACTGTGCAAGCCAAAACATTTGTTTAGTATTTTGCTTAAGACCTGGTTTCCCTATTAATTCTGATCTATGATTCCAATAATTGTCTAACTTAGCTAAAAACGAATACATTGTTTCGCCAGTCAGCCGATCAGTTAATCCAGAGTACTGAAGAATTTTTTGAACATCGTCTGTTGTTAAATATGACTTAATATCTGTGATTGTTGTATCTACTTGACTGCCACCATGTGTTATAAGATCTTCTGCTATAGTCAGATTTTTGTTGAGAAGTTTAGTAACAGCATTGACAAATCCGTTTTGTACATCAATAGAGTGATCATTGAATGACTTTTCCCATGTCAATGTTTCTGTTGTAGTATCAACTCGAACGTCAATTTTACTGATGGAACCTGGTTTATACACCTTTGTAAATGGCTTGATACCGGTTGTATCAAAGGAGCCATCTAACATTTCTTTCATGGCACTCGGATATACTCGTATTTGTTTATTTGAATAGGCTCTGCCATATCTATCAAAAAGTTTTGGCAGGTATGAATCTTTTTCTAGTATAGTTCCAGCGGCAAGTTCGGCTTTGTCAATCAGTCCTTCTTTTTTTAGACGAGATGTTGCAAATTTAGTAAACTTCTCTAATAGTTTATTCCATGTATGATCAGAACTATTATATGTTTTATTTTGAAAATATTGACGTAACTGATCCTTATAGTCACTAACAAACTCATCTACAATCCAGGTTGAAAGCGACTCTTCTGATATATTTAGTGGCGAGTACGCTCTTTCTAGAATCTTATTCAAATAATTGCTAACAGTTGTGTTCATTTCGTCAAATATTTCTTTTTCACCTGTTGTGGATTTAAAAATACTTTCTTCAGGATGCGTAACCTGAGAAGTATGTTTAAATCTATCTGGAAAATAGGAACTGATTAGATCAATTGGAGTATAAGAAATTTCATTTGAGAAGTTATAGCCAAGTGTTTCAGTAATCTTATCTACAATTTCTCGATCTGTTTGTGCTACAACTCCAAATCGATTTTCATATAACTGTCTTAATTCCGCAAACGAAACATTGATATTTTTTAAATCGATAATGTCTTGTATAAACGCGGCAGCGGTCGGGTCTCGATCAACAGCTCGTACTTTAGGAGCAGACAAATTCAATACTTCAGGAGATTTTTGAAACGGAGTCAGTCCGGCTTGCTTTGCTCCCTCAACTCCGACATCTCGATAAAATTTAGAAACACCTGTAGGTCCAAATGTGAGATAGAATCCATATCCTTCCCAAGAAGTTCCTTCTCCTGTTCCTACTTTAGAAAGATCAACCTTGGTGATTTCATTCCATCCACCGTGTCGTCCAGTGCCTGCCATGGCAAACAGAACTTTGTCAACAAGTTCCGAATCTCTCGGATCCATTACAAAGTCTTTGAATGTGCGGAAGACATAATCATCGGCAGACAACCCAAGAGATCCTGCCCGTGACGACACCAACGCTGCGAAGGCCAAGACCTGGCTGTTCAGTTCGGTCTCATCAACAGCAGTTACAATGCTTCCATCGGGCAAAGTCTTAGTTACCGTAGGAGCGTTGCCTCTAGCAAGCATCTCCTTGATATTGGCCATAAGCCAAGCCATGTTTTTGATCTTGTCCTTTTCGGTTCCAAGACGCACGGCAACTCCGGCAACTTCGAGTTCATTTTCTACGAAGTCACTCCAAGAGTTCTCAATTCGAGCATCAATAGTCTTACCCATCTTAAGGGCTTTAGCTCGTTGATCGAGAATGACCACCGTATCAAGGAAGTTATCAATCTCTTCTTTGACGGGTTTGTTATTACGCATCCAACCAAGGAACAGACCCTGATCGACTCCGCTATCGACATGTGCATCCCACCATTTCTGATCGAGAGCTTCTTTATGGCGATAGAACGGATCTTTCAACAAATAGTTGAACTGATACGCAATCTCTTCACTGAGGGCAGCACGAGTGTTGATATTGATAACATCGTCTGGTCCTCCATTTTCAGGAAGGGTGTACTTAGGAAGCGGCGTAGTACCTGACATTTCGGAGCTGATATCTGCAACGCGATCTGCGATATCGACTTTGTTTGCAGTCTTTTGATTCCACGCTCGTTTGCCTGCCAACGCTCCGTTAATTCCGTAAACAAGACCTCCTGTGAATCCGGCGGCAATTCCTGTTTCAAGGAAGATCATGTTAGGATCGTAGTCCCAACCTTGTCTTTCAAACTCATTGGCTACAGTATTGGCTTGAACTGCAGCTTGTGCTGAGTTGATAAGAATACTATTGAAGGCACTTCTGTTAATACTCTGAGTAGCACCTGGTGTAATCGAAATAAAATTGTCTGTCAACTTCAGTGTCGGAATGGCAACATTTTTAACCGTCCACTTCAATGGATTTCTAGTAATAGATGATCGCATCATTAAGTTAGCTGCGGCACTAGTTGCTGTAGCCTTTGTGGTTGACAATACAATCGCTTTCTTAAGCACAGTACCGAGACCAAACTCAAAATAATTAAGAGGATCTAATAGAGCTGTCGCTCCAAGATTGAAGATTCCAACGGGAACAGAGTACCATTTCTCAAACAATCCTGTTCGATCTTTAAGAGCGCGTTGAGTGCCATGAGCATTCGCAACAGCGTCTACAAAGTCCTCGGTTGTGTCGTACTTGTTGGGATCAATAGGGTATCCGAGATCGTTCAGTTCATCAGTAAATGATTTAAGATATTCGGCTGCCTTGTCTTTCGGAAGTTCATAAAGATCTCGATAGCTAGGATCGTTTGTAAACGCTGCACGATTGTTCCATTCCGTAGCAAAATAGCTTGTGGACCACCAATCGGCGATAGGACCGCTCAGTGTGAATCGTCCTGCAGAACCTTCTGGAGATGCTGAACTACTAGATGCAATGAAAGAGGCTGGGAAGTCTCCCATCTTTTCCCTAGCATCTTCGTAAGGTTGTTTTACAAACACTCCAATAGGAGTTTGAGGTCCACCACTCATTGGATTTGTAAACGGAGTAAAACTGAATCGTGATGGGATTCGGTCAACCTGTCGTTTGTTAATCTCATTTTGAACTTGATCACTAATCAACGGTTCTTTACCCAGAGCAGGATTAGTTTCTGCAACCGGGTTGTTAGGGTCAATGGCCATATGGCCTCCTTTCTAATCAACTGCCGTAGATTTCTCTGCGGCAGTCGTGTATTTATTGAGCAGGAATTAGCTCTGTTTTAGCTGATTCAAACATCTGTCTGTATCCAATTGCAGGCTTTCCTTGAATGTTTCCTTCTTGTACACCAAATGCATTTGCAAACTTACTGCCGAAGTAAGAGAATGGAATACCAAGAGTAGCATTAATAGTGTAATTGAAAGCTGATTTTGTTCCTTCACCAGGACGCATCAAGAAGCTTCCAAACGGTGCGCCTGCCTGATCTCTAATCTCTTTAGCTGTTGTCAGCGGAAATTGAGCTGTAAATCGTGGATTGAATCGAACAGGAGTACTTCCCTTTGTGGTAGGATCTGTACCATATACGGCGTGCCACTTTCCATCATCGTCCTTCCACATCAAGTGTCCGCCCAATGCGAAAGAAGATCTTGCTGTAAAGTCACCGAGCGCACGATCCATGTAAAGAGAACTGTTTGCCGAGTCGTATGAATATCCCCATTTCAAATCCCACAAACGAGCCGGATCAATATCTAATTTAAGTGCAATCAAATCTCCGATTGTTGTCCAATTCTCATCAACTGATCGGCCAAAGAAATCGGCATAGTCTTGTCGTAAGTTTTCTGGAATTGTAGCCTTAAAGATTCTTGTAATCTCGTCTGACCGTTCATCGAATTCGGTGTATGTTGACATTACATCGGGAATAATTCTGCCCTGTCCATTTGCTCGTTCTTCAATGACATATCCCATAGCATTCAACAGTGCTTTAGCAACAGGAGCAGGATTTTTTGAATCATACACTCTAGCCGTATTGAAAATCTGTTTGAAAGTAGACAACATCTTATCAGAGGCTATGATTCCGTTTTCAAATCCCATCTCTTCCGCAACGACAGAATCTTTAATTTCAGTTCTTTCGGCGGTATAGCTAGCGTTACGAATTGACTCCACCATTGCAGGGATTGTCACACCCTTGGGAGTCTCAAGAGAATATACACCAGGAGATACAGCCGTCATTTTAGATTGAATAATTGCAATAACAGCAGCATCTTCTTTCTTAAGTTTACCGGAATTCAAAGCCGCACGAATGCCTGGATTTCTAAAGCCACCATAAGTTGCTATAGCAATTAAACCGAGTTGCATTTTAATCGGATCTTCACTGCGAAGATTGTTGATATGATAATCAAGCAATACACTGTTTACAGGTTGTCCGTTTAGTCGCTTAATGTCTGATTGAGCAACTCGAACAAACAAGTTTGTTCTTTGGTTTTCAAGACTCGGATCAGGATTAGTCATTAACTCGGTAACTTTTTCGGCACTATAACCAAGTGAATTCCAAATACCTGATTGTTGAATGGAGACAACACCGTCAAGTTGTTGGCTTGAGAATCTGAGTTTATTATTGTCTGCTTCATTGAGAGGAATTCCTCTTTGTTGAAGCTCACGAAGATACTCAGCACTCGTGGACAGTCCACTAGATTTTACTTTAGATACAACCGTTTCGTTGTAAGAGTCAATGACAAGATTTATCAAATCATTTCGAGCAGGATTGTCTGTTCTAAGCAGACTTTCAAAACTTCCAAGACTTTCCGCCTTGTCAATTTCCTGTTGAGTGAAGGCTCCGGTACTTGCCAAATAGTTGAAGTACAGCGACTTTCCTACCGTATATGCGTCATCACTCGGACGATCTTGTCTAGTCGATTGTCTAGGCACAAACAAACCGGACTCTTGATCCTGTTCGACAGGAAGAGTCGTTGTCAAAGTAACGACAGGATCAAAATCGGGATTTGCATTTAGTGCTTCAGCAGTGATGGTATCACCTAGTTGTTTTTTAAGAGCGACAACTACTACCCTCTTCGATTCACCTACTGAAGCTCCGAATTGTACCTTACCTTCTAGATTTGATGAAAGCGTATAATACAATCTAAGAGCGTCTTGAGGCTTTAGTTGATTTGTTGCAACTAGTTGGGCTGCATTTACAAATGTATTGCTAACAATGTCATCCAATTTTGATTGAGCTTTAGCTTGCTCTGCTGGGGTCAACTTCGAAAAGTAATCTAGCGCATTGGTAACTACATTTACTGCAGAAATCGGATCTTTATGAGCGTTTGCAGATGCCTTACTAACATTGTTCCACAACTGATCCTCAAACTCTTTTTTGTTTGCAACATTTACTCTTGAAATAAGTTCGGTTGCCAACAATGCCTGATCAGTTGCAAAGGCTGTACTTAAGTAGGGATCATTTACGGGAAGTGCGTTTTCGTCGTACTGAAGTCCTTGCATTCCTGGAATTCTATCTCCAATAGTGGAATACAACTCTCTTAGATAAGGCATTCCCTGAATCTCAAAATCTTTGAGCATTCTAGGATCGCTATCAAACATCTTCTTTATAACACTAGTCAACTCATTTGACATCGAGTTGGCTTGTGTAACCTTAGATTGTTCTTCCGTTGTAACTCTAGTCTTGTAAGCATTAGTTTGAGTTATAACATTTTGTCGTGCTTGCTCGATGGCGGCAAGATACTCTAGATTAGCAGATCCATCCGAATTTATACCAAACCGTTTAGTAAGATCTTCCAATATTTGAAATGCTCGAACGGAGTTTCCGGTCATAGCAAGAGTAGCGGCATACTCTGTATGAAACTTTAGCTCATCTTTTTGAGCCTGTTGAATTCTAGTTGTCAGTTCTGTTTTAGTTTTTTCGTCAGCAGTTCTTCTTGCGGCATCGAGATCAAAAAGATTATCTTTAGCACCGATAGAAATTTGTTGCATCAACAGACTAGGACTTAACTCACCTCTAGCAATATCCGATTGCATTTCTGTTTTAGCGGCAATATATTCTTCAGGGTTCTTAGCCGACTTTGCGGCTAACAGTCCTTGAGCCAACTCAATAGAATACTTTTGAGCGTCTTCTTTTTCAATCTTTTGAATTACTTGCGACTGTCCAGCAAGAGCGGCCTTACGAATAGACGGAGGAATTCGTCCTGTCTTTCTAAGTTGATCTTCATAGAAGTTTTCAAGAATTCTAGGGTTGTTTGTTTGGATAGAAAGATTTTCGGCAATCGCTTCTTCTTCGGCGTATTGCTGTTCTTTCAGTTTAGTTCCATAATTGATTACACCTGCGGCTGCTTCTGCGGCCACAGGAACCAACCCGGCAATCTGAGCAAACAATGACTGCTGTTGTTCGACTTGAACTGTCGGTTGCAACGCAGGATTGAATGTGGTTTGACTTTGGTACTGGCCTGGACCAGGACCGAATGTGGGCATTCGTGACATGTTTTATATGTTCCTTAACCTGGAAACGTAGGAAGATTCCAGTTTGGTTGCCAACTTCCTCCACCGCCGCCACCACCAAATGAAACGGATGCTCCTTGCGATCCTGATGATCCAAGACCCGCAGCACCTGCTCCTCCAGCTCCTGCTCCTCCAGCTCCTGCTCCTCCAAAACCGGCTGCATTAAGTGAACTAGCAAGTGACAAACCTGCCTGAAGACCCTGCAGTCCTCCTCCGATGCCTGCCATCCACGGGTTTTGAATCATGGATCTTGCTCGGTTGATCTCGCTTTGGGCTTGAATAAAGATGTTGGCTTCTTGTGCTGCGCTTTGTCTTTGAACACTGGTGACATCCTCAAGGGCGGATGCAAGCGAGGCTCGTCTGATTGCCTCCGATGCTTGACTTCCTGCAGCATTTCTAAATGCGGATGACGCATCAACGGATTTACTGTATTGAGCAAACTGATTAGACAACTTTCTTATTTGTGCTTGAGTAGCCTGATCATTAAGAAGCTCGTTTGCCCGTGCCGCAGCCGCAGATGCTTGCATCTGTCTAGCTGCATTTCTATTCTGTGCTGACGCTTGCGATGCACTGGAAGCCGCACCAAAGGCGGCCATTCCAACGCCAAGCGTAAGTGATATTGGGTCAATTCCCATAGGTGTTTCCTCATTTAGCCGGATTACGTTTGAGCGGAACAAATCTGATTATCATTGTTCCAGACACCAAACGAACCGGAAGGTGCGAATCACTTGTGATTTTAATTGACATGTTTTTTGAAGAAACCATGGGCTTACAGGAGAACTCTCCATCGTCTTCGATAGAGATTGCTCCTGTGATTGCGGAACCGATACGCAGTGGATTAAAGACATGCGTACTAGTTTCTCGTTTATAAGGTTTAACTTCAACTTTATAATACCCTGTTTTCTTGTGAATCAATCTCAATCCCATCACAGAAATAGTACCAGGAATCACACGGTTGTTTTGGTCTTTTACATAAGGTGCGGTCAGTCCAACAACCATATTATATGATCGCCCAATCCAACATGAACCTGCTGTAAATTGTCCGACACATGTCAATACGGTAACGCCTCCGACAGTTGTGTTTGTTACAACACGCTCGAATCCGGCTTTGGAACCGAAGGCTGATCCAAGAATAACCTTATTGATTGAAGCGTCGAGAAATGGCAGCGTCCAAGAAGTTATCTTTGTATTGCTGTTATAGGTTCCAGTAACCGTAAATCGTCTATCAAGTTTGGTGGCGAACGAGAGACCTGAGTCGTTAGACTCGTCTCCGATGAGCATCTTGTCGAGGTAATAGCTAGATCCTCGTTTAGTAAGAATGTAAACCACTGAATCAAATGTATTGAATGACTTGATAGAATCCACAAGTGTTTCATTGCCGTTTGAATCTGTAGCTACACCAAACTTCCATTTACACCAGGCTGCTTGGATTTTTTCGTTCGCCATCAAGACGCAATAGTGAACATAGATAGTAGATGGATCGTCCTCAAAAGTGGCTAAAACCATGTTTTGAGTACCGATAGAGCGTAGTTCCTTGGGAGTGTTTGGTAGCCAGCCTTGGACATGCAATGAGATGTCAACCGCTGTATTGCTGTTAGATGTATCCAAGAAGAAATATTCATACAGTCTCGATGGATCTTCTTTGCTTAAGAAGAACAATCGTCCTCCCATAAAGATAGGAGGACATGAATGATCTACCGAGTGCCGTGTAGTGGAGAAGATATTTACTGAAGTAGGAGTGATTCCTCCGTCTCCTCCTCCTCTTACTTCATACTGATAAGATCCTGTACAGAACAGAACAAGACTGATTCCGAAAGAAACCATGTGTCTTACTTGGGTGACTGTAGTTCCGAATGTTGCAATATCGACTGGATCAGTATCTCCTACTTGCCTCCAGTTATCTAAGAAGAAATTTCCATAATCGCTGATTGCTGAACCAATAACAAATTCATCCCACGACAACCACAAACGATCTTGATGAAACGCCATGGAAGTCAGTTTTTTACCGACAAACTTCGGATTCGGGTTGGTCAGAGTATCGCCAGAGTATCTTGGAATCCAGTCATAACATGACAAGGTAAAGGTATCGTTTGCATTATAGAACAACTTGACAGGCATTGTAGCCGCATCGAGTTTCCAGCCCGCTTCTTTTGCAGGAACTCTTTTATACTTAGGACCATCGTTGTTATAGTTCTGAGTCTGATAGTATCCTGCGGGATTTCCAACAGAATCTTCTGCAGCATACCAATACTGATCGTTGGCTGTCGGTTTTTCAGGAAAGTCTGTGTAAGATGAACGATATCTATAGTTTTCAGGAGCGTCAACGGATGTGTTTACAAAGCTCAAGTTATGTGTTGAAGCACTGATATTCACAGATGCACTTCTTGTAAACTTCATAGTTATGTCGTCATCATTAGTGTTTACATACGCATCGTGACTTACCGTATAAACTACAGGAACTCCTGAACTTAATACAAGTGAATTGTCTGATTTAAGACGAATGTTGAACGTAGTTCCTGCAGGAATAAATCTGTTAGAACCGACAACACTGATTTTAATACTACCCTTATCGGCGTTTGTAGATGGGTTTGTTACAGTATCAATTTCATGTGTACTTGTATAAGTGTAACTGTTGGCAGTACCGGCTGTGGCGACAGTCACTTCAGTGTTTAACAGGAAGGTGGTATCGCCGAAGCTGATACACTTGATCGAACTGGTGCTGTTGTTGGTGTTAAGATATACTCTGGGGTTTCCATTCGTAGTATCGTATGTAACAGTCTTCTTTGCGCCAGTCAACGCATCGTAGATCTGAATCATGTCGTCATTGTTTGTCGCAGCATCGGATCTGATTACAACAAGAAAGCGTCTGCTTGTGTCTCGATCAATCCAATGAAAGTACATCTTACTGCTTTCAGTAAGATCGAGACTGTGGTTGGCTCGTCCGGGAGGGATGATCGGTAGCGTACCATTACGCTTGGACAATCCCTTCTCAATAGGCAACACGGTGTTCAAGGATTCAGAGGTCTGTCCCATGACACGCTGAGACTCGGGTTGGGTAGATACACCACCGATAAAGGACGGAATAGGGAATGGATTAGTAGCCATTGTCAATCAACCCCTTGTACTTGGCACTGGGTTTACGCAATCTCGTGACGGCCCAGTACGCATTGTTGTTCATGTTCTTAAACAGATTGAAGTCACCCTGTTCTTCGTTGGCTCGCATCATTCCCATGCGGGAACGAAGCTCCTGTTCAGCCAAGATCTGATCCATGTTGGTATCACCGACAGTGATCATCTGATACATGCGGGCGGCTTTGTCTACGATGGCGAACTGAATGTCCATCGGCAGATCTTCAAACGCAATACCGACAACGAGATTGATTTCAATCTCATCCGTAAAGGTGTAGGTGTTGTTGTCAAGATCATACAGTCGAGTTGGCTGATACCCACGTTGAGTCACGTTACGGTTGAACTTGACGGCATCCACCCTCAGAGTGCCTGTGGGAAGATAGATGTTACCTTCGACATCAGGCGCATAGGTATGGATTTCCGTGTTAACGGTAAGACCTTCCTTCTGAATTTCTGCGGTACACTGATCCAAGGCGGCCTCGGCCAAGGCAGTGTCATTAATACCGTCATCGGACAAAGAGTTGACGGGCTGTTCACCTGCAAACATCAGAATGCGATTGACGGCGGTGAGACGAGAGAATCTCATGTTAGACATATAATCTCCTGATTAAAGAAATAAACCCCACATCCATTTCTGAATGTGGGGTTTTGTTGTATTTAAATATCAAGCAACGCGAGCGATCTTGATCTTGCCAGCGGCAACGCTGATTCCTTCAAGACGGTTACAAACGGCAAGATACTTGTTGCCGTCAGTTCCCGTGAACCAACCAATGTTCAACTTGTTGTCGGTCGTGCTGGAGTTACCGGTCGAGGTATCAACAAGAGCCTGTCCCGTAGCCGTAGACAGGGCGAGACCGCCAGCAACCAACAGGCTGATAGTGCCGTCATCGTTGATCTGAATCGTTCCGGTGTTAGCCACCGTACCGAGGTTCATCACAGCCCAGAGGGTGCCGAGAACAGCCTTCTGGTTAATGCGGGTAACATACAAGCCGGACGACGACGAAACGCCGTATTCGCCTGTTGCAGCCGCATTCGAGTATGAGCAATCGTCATCAAGAACGAACTCTTGAGCTTTATTATCGTAAACTGCCATGAGTTATATCTCCTATGTGTGAGTAAAATTATGAATTAGGTATCGTCAATCAAACGCCACGCGCCTTCAACACGAAGGCCACCACCACCCGTATGGATGGAGGACACGAGGAGATCGCTCTGGGTGCTGACGTTGCGACCCGTCTCGACCTTGACACCGCGAACGATGGCAAGACCGACCGAGGACTTCTTCCAAATCATGCCGACCGTCTTCGTAAAGTTGCCGCCCCAAGTGTTCGTGGGTTCGGTGGACGAGGTGTCCGTGGTCGGGATGTTGTTGCTCTGGTAGATGTGGACACCCTTGTACATGAGGTGATCCTTACGCATCATGCCAGCATGGATACCCGGGTTCGGGTTGCCTGGGATCGTCATATCAGCGGCCATCGGCGAACCGTTATAGCCGTTAGATGCGGGGACATAGATCACGCTCTGAATGTCACGCATAGCGTGCCACACGGCGGGCGTAACCACGCAGTAGGTCTGCTCGCCCTCGGGCAGGTTGATCTGATCAGCGTTGACGTTGTAGTTGTCAATCGCCTTCAGGACCAGCACCGCACGATCACGGTTGTTGCTTGCGGCGTTCCAACCAGTCAGGATGTTACCGCCGTTGGCAAGCGTGGTGTTACCGCCGTTGCCGTCAGGGTTACCACCACGGAAGTCCGTAAGCGCACCAGGACGAGCCGTCATAGCGGCCTTACAGATCAGCTTGGCCGTACGCTTGTCGAGCTGACGAGCAAGTTCACGACCATGCTCAAGGGCCACGTTGGAGCGGTATTCCCACTGAGCGAAGAGTTCATCGACATCTTCAAACTCGGCAGCCGTGAACAGCGGACGCTCATCGACGTACACCGAACGCTGGGTCTTGGCGATGCCAGTACCAACGATGGTCGCGCCGGACTCGTGCGTTTCGCTGGAGGCCGTACCAAAGTAGTTGA